ATCCGAGTTCACGGGCTTTGGCTCTGTTTGACTCAACCCATCCATGACAACCGCTAGTTCCAGTACCACAAAGAACAATTAGATTCGCTGATTCATGAAGCATCTCATTCTTTGAGCCACCCATCATTCGAGGGCGCCTGTGATGAACTGACATTGGATAACCTAGAAAATCTCGATTACATCTTTCGCATTTATAGAAAGCACGGGCTAGAACTACCCATCGAGTTTCTTCAGATACTCGGTTAGGTTTAGGTTTTGCCATTGGAGTCTTTCATCTGCGATGGCGTCCAAGCAAGCAGGGCATACCTCTGACGCCGCTTGAATCGCCATCTGCTGTACCAACCCACAAATCGAAATATCTTCATGCGTTAGGTGCCACCGTTCCATTATCATTTTCCAACGGAGCATCTTGACCTCTGTTCAATTTATCTAATAATTCTTTTTTAATTTTTGCTACAACTTCAGGAGAGGCTTTTTCTTTTTCTTTTTTCTCCCACTCTAAAGACATTTGGCGTCCGCGCTCGCGTTCTCTCGAGTCGGCTAGTCTACGACGCCACTCCCGATTTATGTGCGATGGAGTAATGGCTGTGTCAAGGTTTGAGTAATGCCAAGAAACAATTTTCTTTGCTTCATCCAAAGGCACATCTGTATCCAAAGACTCAGCCCATGCTCGAACCTTTAACTCATCGACCTGAATTCGCAAGTCATAGATTCCAATAAATCCTAAAAGGATTGCTAGGTCAGATAGATTCATTGCGGAACTTTTCTGCCAAGTCGATTGCTCTAATTGCTGATTGTTCATGTTTTGTTTTTACTCCTACTCCTCTGAGAACTAAATCCATTTGACGCATTGAGGGAACTGTCCCTATGTAATCTAAAGCCTGTTCAATCTGCTCGGCTGTGTAGTTTCTTTTCTCTGCCGCTTGGCAGATTGCCAGTAGTGAGTGCCACGCACTTTTGCCCAAAGGTTTGACTCTTTGCTTCTCCCACCATTTTCGAGCAACTGCTTCCGAGAGCGGGATAACTGCGATAGCAGTTTCATCGCTCTTTGTTGTAGATAGGACGGATGTATAGGACGGATGGTACGGAGTGGCGTTGGGGAGTTGAAGCCCTAGAGTTGGGGAGTTGGGGGTATCTGAGTTGGGGAGTTCTACATCCCCTAAACTTTGTTCCTCCCCAACAGAGTTGGGTAGTTTCTTCCATAACAACTGATAAACGGTTGCGTTGCCACGGGAGTTTCCCTTAGTAATAATCTTCAAGTGTCCATCGGCAATCATCTCGTTGATGACCTTTCGAACATATTCAACAGAGCATCGACCCTTGGTTGAGAGATTTGATTGAGATGCAAAGAAGCGACCATCATCATGAGAAATATCTGCGAGCGCTAGGTGGATAAGTAGACGGGTTCCGTCGTAGGGCGAATCAGCCCAAACTTTTGTTATCCACCTAATGCTCACAAATTACCTCCACAATGCGGACAACATTTTTTGCGTCCTTGTCTTTCAATAACCCGACCCTCAATACAACTAACATCGACATAAATCTTGCAACCATCTCGAGCCTCTTTAAGTCGAGCGATGCGTCCAGTTTTATGAAGAACAGACAATACACCCGAAGCGGTTCCGTGGTGAAGTCCAGTTATCTCAGAAAGTTCTTTCCAAGTTAAACCCCTCATCTCTCGTTGAGATAAAAGGTTTAGGGCTTGCGCTTGACGCAGAGCAGTCTTACCTGACCTATCTGCATGAAGCGCTCGCTCTTTAGAAGTGGTCGTTCCACTATGTCCTGAAGTACCGTTATACGGTAACTCGGGCTGGTTCAGTAGTGCTGACATCTTCGATTTCCTCTTCCAACTTAAGTGGATTTATTTTTAATTGTTGCTCTTTGAACTTGGCACGGAATTGGTCAAGAAGTGCAACTGGGTAAGCGTCCTTGTTCAAGGTTATGTACTGACCGACTAAAGATAAAGATTCAATATCGGTTGATTGCCCAATCCTTGTAATAACTGCTTCAGGTGGTAAAACATCTTCACGACTGGAGCGTTCATAAGAATGTGCATCAGGGTCTACCTCATCGGTTGGTAGTGATAGAGATTGAAGTAGCGCAGTACGGAAAGCGACTGACATGGCTTTGGCTGTTGCCTTATCGCCTGAGTCCATTGCTTCGCCGACTACTGTTGCTTTAATTGCATCACCGTTTACTCCGATGAATGTGTAAGTTACTTTAACTCTGACATGACCCATAGCGGTTCGGTTCCGTCCAATCTCAACTGTTTGATAGTCGTACTCTTCAACTGAAGGTACAACAACTACACCGAACTTTTGAAGTGCTGGTGATACCGCATTAACAACAGAATCAATTCCTCGGAAATTAAATCCTTGGGCTGTGTTCTTGTCTTTCTTTGCGATTGCTCCAACCGCTTTCATAACTTCACTCAATGCTTGAGCGATAGGTAATTTGTTTTCCATGTTCCCTCTCTCTACTCTGCTATTAAGAACGAGACTGAAACTTCAGCGGGTACAACTTTGACTGAAGGAACAATTTCGCCTTGGGTTGATATTACTTTATCTTCTGACTGATTCAAAGCACCTAGGGCTTTTTTATCAACTTCTTTTTTAACTCGGACTAATTCAGGGGCATTGGTCTCAGCCCATTCAAGGAACTTGGATTCGTCCTCAATATCGAACTTAACTCGACCTGAGATAGTTTTGATGGTGCCGTGGGGCAGGACTATGCTTTTACGGTCTTTAGAGCGCTCCTGAAGGGCGTATGGGCGTAGGTTAGCCTCAAACCATTCAGCATCTCTTTCAAGGTCTGTATTGACCTTCTCTAGCCATTCTGAGACTCTCTGTAACTCTCGGTCAAAGATGGCTTTGTTATCTGATTGCTTGCGTCGAATAGATGCAAGTTTTCTCATTGCCCAATCTGCTTTTGAATCGTCATCAACGACAAATGGCTCACGGGCTGGTTCCTCGATGATTTCAAAATCATCTACTGGTCTTACTGATAATGCGTTGTCCATGTGGACTCCTCTCGTTATAGGAGAGGGTACTAAACTGGGGTTTAGATTGTCAAGCCCTACAACCCGATAACTTGTCCAACATACATGGAGGCACCGACAACAGTACAGATAAAGAGCGCTCCGACGGTACGAATGACCCATTCGGAGCGACTCTCCATTTTTTCAAGACGGTCTGTGATGTGTTCCATGGCTTGAGTGACTCTTTCAGAGTCCGAGTCATAAACATCTTTGCGAAGATAGGTTTGGCTGACATTTAGATTCATCTGCTTGACTTCCATGGTCAGGTCATCAAGCCGACGCATAATCTCTCCTAAACTTGGCTTTACCTCTTCGCTCATTTTTATGCCCCCGTAAACTTAGGGCGTCCGAAACCAACAATCGCAACTGCGAGATTAGGTTTGAACTTGTTTCGGTTCTTTTTCTTGTAAGCGCGAATCTTGAGGCAAACTTCTCCGCCGTTGCGTTGGTCGCCTTTTTTATCTGAACTTGTGTTTCCCTCTATACAGGTGACTGTGCCGTCTAGGTTGTCTTTGACAACAATTCCAACATGGCTAATTCTATCAACTCCGTCGGCAGGAAAATCAAAATAAACAATATCTCCCGCTTGAGGTTGAGCAGTTTCCCCTTCTTGCCAGCGTTTCATTTTTTTGAAAGCATCTGCTCCCGCTGGTGTGTATACGGTATTAGGAATTTCAACTCCCGCTTTTTTACCGCACCAATTAACAAAAGCGCCACACCAAGGCTGGTTGGCTTTCTGATACTTGGTTTTATTCTCGGGAACTGCCTCTTCGATATAGCCGACTTCTGCCGTCGCTATCTCAACTAAAAGTTCCGCTGTTCCTTGAGGTGCTGGCATTTACTTCTTCTTTACTGATTTCTTAGCAGTAATTTTCTTAACGACTGCATCGGTAACTCCATCGGCAATCTTGCCAAACGCAGGGTCTTTTGGATTAGCCGCTCTGATTGCGACGGGTAGGACGGCTGAAACTCCAGCCGCTAAAATTGCTTTAAGTGAGTCGCCGTCAAGAGCAAGGATGTCCCCGCCTGTAATCATGAAGGCTGTTGTTACTGCCGCTAGGAATGACCGTCCATACGAAGCGAGCATTGCTTTAGTTTTGCTGTCCATTGTTTCTCCTAAATGTAGGTGGGTAAATTCTAACCTATGGTTTTATGAACCGAGGTAGATTAAAGATAGCGCATTAAAATAACCTGTATGGTCTACTCCCCCGACACTCAGAATCAAATCATTATCAGGGTTATGGTCATGATGAACTCCCATACGAATGAAGTCTCCCTTAGTAAAAGTGATAGGTATTGAACTAACCCCCATGTGGTATCCATGTTCTTTTGTTGTTAATACACCATCTTGTCTAGCGATTTCCTGTGTGCCTTTTTCAATAAATACAGAGCAATAGCCGCTATTTTGCCCTTCCCATAAAACTGATGCGGTGGCAATGTAACGACCAGTAACAGGGATTGTAAGTTTTGTAGGGTCGCTGACTGTCCAGCATCCCCACCCGTCTGAATTATCGGCTTGGAAAGAAACATAAGTGTTCGTATCGTTTGTAACTGTGAGGGCGCTAGTTCGGTAAGCAACTGGGGCAAGAGTTCTATCTGCGCCAGCAACCATTCCAATAGCAAGCAAGTCTGCACCCGAATTTATTAACCATGTTTGGTCATCAGGTTTTGGGGCGTAGTTGCTCAAGTATCGAACTGATGGCAAGGTATTAGTATCACCAGCAATTTGAACATCTATTGTTCTATTGCTGTTTACTGTAACTACTTTGCCCTGACGAACTCGCAAAGTTGGGGCAATAATGTCGCCCTTAATTTGACTGACTAAATAACTTAAGTCCATCAGAATCTCCTACTTCTTCCGATTGCGTTCATTGTGCCACTAGCCGCTAGAGGAATTGAGATAGCATCCAACATCAGGATTTTATCTACTCCGATTGGCGAGCGCGTAACCTTAACTAAATCAAAAACATCATGGGCAGGGTTTACTAATTGGTCCCATGTAATTTTCTCTGACGCCCCAATAACTTTTTTTAACTCAGCAGACGCCGCTTCTTGAGCCTCACCAACTGTCAGGATTGTGGGGGATGACTTGAAGAGGGGAACTTCTCCGTAGGTCTTTCGATAGGTAGGTGAACTGGGATTATCGTCCCAAGCCTCGCCAATAACTCCAATACTTAAATTGGTTCCCTCGCCTGTATAGATAACTCCGTTGTAAGACTCATCGATTGAAAGGGAGCGAGCAATCTGAATAAGAACTGAATCGCTTCCGTCTGTATAGGTAGCAACTGCGATTCCCTTATCAGGGTCAGGGATTGGTCTCATACGAGCAATACCGTTTTCATCAAAGTACAAATCCATAGAAGCAGACTCCGCAATTTTAAGAGCCTCGCGCCACGGGTCACTTGATTGGTCAAGGGTTGGATACAACAAAGTTGTTACTTGGTTTGTAGCAGGAAAAATAGTTTTAACTTTTGGGTATCGATATTTAAGAATGTTTTCAATGGCTGTTTCTTTTGCTGTGCCGTCTGCAATATAGAACTCATGGTTAGTGAACTTAGCCCGAGCCAATAAAAGACTTCTATCTGAACCCTTAATTGTAACTTTTATTCCTTGAGCGGTTTCTGTTATATCGACGCTGGTAATAACAAATACGCCAAGAGGAACTAATTCCTCCGTGCCATCAGGAAAAGCAACTCCACGATAAATTTTTACTTCACGGTTGTATGGCAAAAGAACAGAAGAGATTCTATTGGTTGGAACAAGAGTTCCATCTATATCTACAAACTCTAAAGTACATTCACGACGAATTGAGCGACGATTATCAATGGTTACTTCTCCGCTGATAGGTGAGGCTGTACTTAAAATAGTTCCATTAGCCATATCGTAAATCTCAACCTTGACTATTGCTGAATGAGATTTCCGAACTGCCTCTTTGAAGTCAGCGGAAACTGGATACATTACGGCGCTCCGACCTCAAAATAAGTAACCTTAACTCTGCGAACTAGAGAGTTAATGTTTCCTGATTCTGTCCAGTTTCTATCTACAAAGCGAACATACTTCTGACGACCTAGTGGGTCATGGACATGAAGCGTTCCTTGATAAGTAAGGACTGGATATAACTCATCCCACTCAGTTTTACCAGTAGTAACAAACTCATAAGTGCCATCAACTCCGTAAATAGATTGAGATACAACTACTGTCTTGGATGCACCTAGGGGTTTGAATACTCCATACGATTCAACAATCGTTGAGTTCAATGGTTGAAGAACATCAATGCCAGTTATTTTGATGGTTGGACTTTCAGGTGCAGTAAAAGACCAAGTTGCGGGATTGGTAATTTGAATTGGTACGGTGGTTGTATACCCCGAGGAAATAGTTGCCATTAGATGTCAGCCCTCGCTTTCGCACGATATGTAACAGTTTTATCAAGAGGAACTTCATAATCATTAAGTTCAGCAATTTGTGTAGCCGTAGCGGTTACTGGGCTATTACGAATTGCCGTATATGTAACAGCGTCATCAGAACGCTCAATATCAAAGACGAAATTAGAAAAACCTCCACGGGTAAAGACTGCTTCATCTCCTGAGTGGAAAGCAATCTTGTCTACATAGTGAACTCCGCCTGAACTTGCGCTTACTATTTTAACAAATACTTGAGCGTGTGTTGCGGTAGGTGGAGCCAATACTGTTGCACTTGCCGTAATAAAGGCTGAACTTGTTGCGCTAACTGCTGTTCCAAAAGTTGTACTAATTGTTGTACCAGTTGTAGTCAAGTAACGAATACCAACTTGGCATGAGCGAGTAGTGCTACCTGCTTTGAAATCAGCAATGGCTGAGAACTCTTGGTTTGCTGTTACTAAAAACTTTGTCGCGGTAGTAGTTGATGCAACTGCATCACCAGCCGCACTAGCGGTTATTTCTAAAGAAGCGCTACCAACCGATGCTTGAGCAGTAGAACGGGCAATCGCGCAATTAGTTACCGCTTCCCATCCTGCTGTATTTGTTTCAAGGGATGCTTGGTTTGCTGACAAAGCATTAGTTCTTCCAAATACAGTTACCGTTACCGCGCCTTCTTCAGAATCATAAAATGCGGTAATCAATGGCGTTGCTGGAGCATCAACATCAATAGTGAATTGGCTATAAGCCCAGTCGCTAAAGTAATTAGCGCCATTAACTAATTGAGCAACGCGAACATAAGCACGATAAGTTGTGCCATCTGCTAGGTCTGCCTCAAGAGTTTGACCGTTATTACTTGATGTAACTATGCCAGTTGTAACTGTTGGTGTTGATGTATCCTCATCAAAACTTGCACCGCCATAAGTTGTTGAGTCAAATACTTTAATCTCATAGGCGTTTTGTGGGTCACCGTCTGCATCTGCATAAGTCCAAACAACTGACGGGAATGTTGTATCTGTAACTGTTCCAGTAGGGGCAGTAACAGAAACCGTTGGTTGAGTGGTTGTAATTACATCTACATACAATGCGTATAGATTGGCACGGTCACCGCTTGCGATTGCGTTATCTGTAAACTTAACAACTAAATTGTCTATAAGGGTTTGAGTCCAAGCCTCACCGTTTGGTGCTGTTGTAAGTTTTAGTGCAGTATCAAGAGTGCTTAATGCAAGGGTGTTTGCCTTTGAGAAAGGAACTGAGTAACTCACGGTGCGACCATTGCGGTCTGTAATAACACCAAGGCTCAACTCAATAGAACCTGCTGTTCCAATACTTGTTCTTGCTCGAAGATTTACAAAGGCAACCCTCTCGGTAGCCGCTAAAGTTTGTGTACCAAACTCTGCTTCATAGGATGCTGGAACTGTTGAACTTGAACGGGTTATGTAAGTTGAATCGCTGTCATCGGCAAGCGCCGCATGAACTGATGCAGACCCACCTGAAATAGTAAAAGCCGAGGCGTTGTTCCAGTTTGCGTTAGGGCGAAGTACATAAGTAGCCATTATTTGTTAGCCAATTCTTTTGCCAAGATAGCGAATGTTTCTTGAATTCTTTGAGTGATTATGTCAGCCTTTTCATTTTGGTCTGTGGCACCCGATGTATCAACATTGACCACAAACGCACCCTGCTCAATAACTACATTTTTTCCACCAGCACCTCTAATGCTTGCTTCTGCATCTGTAATTTGAGCGATGCCAGCCTGAGCGCTTGCAATCTTTTGACCAAACGCCGCCTCTGAACCAAACTTACCAATCGCCGCACCAGTAAATTCAATCGACTTTTGAATCTCGTTGATTTGTGCAATCGCCTCAGCGCCACCGCCAAGAATCGACGCCGCAATTTGAGCGCCCTTGATTGGTCCTGATTCAACTAAATCTTTAATTGCGTTTGCATCTAAACCAAGTGCTTGTAGTTGTGTTATCTGACTAGCAAACTGTTGGCTCTTATCCAAACGAGTTCGCATATTTTCAATAAGAGATTTAGCCTTTGGAATAAATCCATCAGGAAGTTCTATACTCTTGAGTCCCGCAAACCCCATAATTGTGTCTTTAAGGGAATCTGCAAAGTCTTTAGCCGCTTGTTGTAAATCTTGTAGGACATCACGCATTGACTCAATACCAGCGGTCATTGCTTCACGAATCTTTTTCATTAAATCTGCTTGGTCTTGAATATCAGTTAAAGCATCTTCGGTTCCACCTTTAGGCAGACCCTCTGCTTTTTCGCGTTCTTTTTTAAGAATATCGCCAAAGCCAAGACCTTCTTTGAGACTGTCTTTAATTGTTTCTATAAAGTTGCTAATTCCTTCGCCAGCCTCAGCCGCAAAATCTGTTGTCTCTGCAAACGCTAACATTTGAGTTGAAAGATTGATTAAGTAATCGCCAGCCGCATCAGCCTTATCAGCCACGCTGTCAATAAATTTTCCAACTGTTCCTGCAAAATCAAACTTTACTGCTTTGCCAAGCACATCAATCATTGTTCCTAA